CCCCGTCGCCGAACTAGGATACTCCGAGTCCGACACCGTCACCGACACGCAGCGCCTCGCCGCCAAGGCCGGCTGGGGCACGACCCAGAAGGGGGCCTGACCGTGGCCGACTACCTGCCCAAGCACAACCCGGGCGCACAGATCCCGCTCACCGTCGGCGCGACGCCCGTCATCGGCGGCCGCCTCGTCGAGGTGTCCACCGCCCAGGCAATCGTCCCCGCCGCCGCCGACTCGGCCAAGGTGCTCGGCGTTGCGGCGCAGGACGCCAACACGGGAGAGCGCGTCACCGTGTTCGCCCGCTCCGGCGGCGTTCAGCGCCTCACCGCCAGCGGCGCCATCGCCGTCGGCGCCCGCGTCATCTCGGCAGCCGCCGGCAAGATCGCGACCATCGGCGCCGGAACCAACTCCATCGGTATCGCCCTCGAGGCCGCTGCCGCCGACAACGACGTCATCGACGTCCTGTTCATCTGAGGGAGATGACGTGTCCTACACCTACCCGGTGAAGCACCCCGAGGGGACGCTGTCCACCGCCGAGCTGCACCTGCTGCTCTCCAACCCGACGGTCATCGCACACCGCGTCGCCGAGCTCGCCGACCAGAAGTTCATCGCGGACTTCCTGCTCTCGGGCCGCTTCTCGGCTGCCGGCGGCGGGATCTTCTACGAGACCGGTGAGGAGATCTTCACCGACGAGGACCCCGAGGCGGTGTCCCCGCTCGGCGAGTACCCCACCGTCGTGCTCGACTCGGGCGAGGTCGTCTCGGCCCGCACGGTCAAGTGGGGCCTCGACACTGTCGTGTCCGATGAGAAGATCTCCCGCCAGGGCGTCTCCTACGTCAACCGCGGCATCACCCGCCTCGTCAACACCGTCGTCCGCCACGTCGACCGCGTCGCCATGGCCGTCATCGCCTCGCGTGTGACGAGCACTTTCGCGTCGCTCGACACGTGGACCTCGGCCGGTCGCGCAGTCGAAGCGCTCACCACCATCCAGGCGGAGCGCGGTGAACTCGGCTACGGAATCGACCTTGAGACCGTCGTCCTGCGACCCGCGCAGCACGCCAAGGTCATCCGCCTCCTGGTCGACGACAAGGCGCTGCCCCGCGAGTCCGGCGAGACCGCCGTGCAGGGCAACCTGCCGGTCAACGCGCTCGGCCTCACCTGGGCCACCACGCCGCACTTCCAGGGAGCAAACCCCCTCCTGGTCGACCGTGACCAGCTCGGCGGTATGGCGGATGAGGATCTCGGCGGCCCCGGCTACGTCCGCACCGAGGCGTTCGGCGTCGAGGCGAAGACGATTCGCGAGGAGAAGCCCGAGGGCTACACCCTCCGCGCTCGCCGCGTCACCGTCCCCGTCGTCACCGAGCCGCTCGCCGGTGTCCAGCTGACGAACACGGGGCTGTGATGGGCCGCCTCATCGTGACGGCCGCCGTCGCAGTCCTGCCCACGACCGACGGTCGTGAGCAGTATCTCTACAAGGGCGCCATCGTCGATTCCGACGCGTTCACCGAGAAGGGTCTCGAGCACGCCCGCGTGCAGGGTCTGATCGACGACGCGCCGGATGCCGAGGAAGAGCCCGAGCCGGAGACCGTGTTCCTGCAGGCCGACGTCGACGCCGCGGTGAAAACCGCGACCGAGGCGAAGGACAAGGAGCTGAAGTCCGCCCAGGCAGAGGTCAAGAAGCTTCAGGCCGAACTCGCCAAGTCCGCCGCCGGCAAGCAGTCCGCGGCTGCCGCGGACAAGCCGCAGTCCTGACGCGAGGGGTTCTCGCCACCAGCGGGGCGGCTCTGAGCGCATATCGCGCCGGGGCCGCCCCGTCCAACACCGGATGGCGCGTGCCACGCGCCCCGCCTGCACGCGAATGCGCGCGCCAGCACCAGCGCGGCGTGTCCGCCGATCGCGCGCGCTCTACGGGGCGCACATCGCGAGGAAGGGGAACCGCATGGCCGGCATCACTCACGAGGACATCACGTCCGATGAGGACCTCGGTCGAGTCCTCCTGCTCCGCGCGTTTGACATCGCGCCGCAGCTGCGCACCGTCGAAGACGAGTCCGACGAGAAGAAGAATGCGATCGCTGTACTCCGCCGCGTCGCGAAGCGTGCCGTCGACATCGGCACCGGCGTCATCGAGTCGCGCAGCCGCAACGGTTCGAGCATCAAGACTCGTGCCGTCGACGACGCGTTCACGCCGGGGGACCTGCGCGATCTGCGCCTCATCTTCGGACCCGTCGGAGAGAAGCCCCACGGCCCGGTTGGAAGCTTCCCCACCGACCGCCCTGTGACGCGGCTCTGGCCGGAGACCTACTCGTGAGCTGGGACGACCCGTTCTGGTTTCCCCATAAGGTGCGCGTCGCTGACAGTAGCGGCCCCACCGGGATGGGCGGCAGATACGGCGAGGAGCGCACGATCGTCGCTGAAGTGAAAGACCAGCAGCGCCTCGTCCGCACCGCCGACGGATCACAGGCCGTCTCCTCGACCACCGTCACCGTCCCCATCGACTCCGCCGTCACCGCTGGCGCGCTCGTCACCGTCTGGGCGGGCACCGTGCACGAGCGCACTTCCACCGTCATCGCCGTCGAGCGTGACGAGGACGAACCGCCGCTGCCGTCGCACCTGATCCTGTCGCTCGAGTAAGAGGAGGCCCGCCGTGCCCGCATCGAAGATCCACGGCGCGCGGTTCACAGAGATCGAGCAGGCCGCACACGAAGGCCTCGTGGACGCCGCGCGCATCGCCCTCCCGGACGCCCGCGCTCGCGCCCCTAAGGACAGCGGCAAACTCCGCCGGTCGGGGCGTGTGGTGCAGGACGACGATGGCGCCATCGTCCGCTTCACAGCCCCCCACGCCTGGCTGCAGCACGAGAACCTCGACTACGAGCACCCCGACGGCGGTGAGCCGAAGTTCCTCGAGAACGCGGCTCTCGAAGTGGACCTCGGGCAGATCGTCGCCAACGCCGTTCGCGAGGCGACCAGTGGATGACGCGACCCTCACTCGTGTCCTGTGCTCCATCCTCGGCCGCGTACCGACGTGGCACTGGCGACCCGATGGACCCGCCTACGCCAGGACCGAGACAGGGATCTTCTACGGCGCGATCGACTCGACCCCTGATGTCGCGATCGGTGTGCGCGTGTACGGCTCGCTCGACGCCCCGATCAGTCATCAGTACGGCCGCCGCGCGCAACTGCGTTTCCGGGGCCGCAAGAACAGGCGCGACGACGCGGACCGCATGGCCGGCATCGCGTTCAACGTGCTCGACGGACTCTCCCGGGTGGGAGGGATCAGCGGTATCCACCGCTTCTCGTTCGGCCCATCCGCGACCGACGACAACGGCCGCGAGGAGCGGACCGACAACTACAGCATCATCCTCGACAACCCGGAGGCATCCACATCATGAACAAGCGTGTTCCCCTTCCCGCCGGCACGGCGCTCGGCAAGAGCTTCGAGCACGGCCTCGATGTCAACCTCGGCACCTACGAGTCCCCGCTCTGGCAGCCGTTCCGCCGCATCTCCGCGCTCGCGAACACCTTCGCGCGCGTCACGACCGACGTCACCACGTACGACGACTTCGGCGACACGAACGAAGACGTCACCGGCCGCACCTTCAGCTCGGCGTTCACCGCGCAGGGCAACCGCTCGCAGGTGACCGGCAAGCTCCTGCCCGAACTGGACAAGGTCATCAAGGCCTCCCGCGCCAAGGGCGAGGCCGCCATCCTCGACGTGCGGTTCTACCACAAGCCCGAGACCGGCACCCCCGACCCCGACGACGCCGGACGCGCGTTCGTCACCGCCGAGGTGACCCGTCAGAACACCGGCAACAGCGAAACCGAGGTCTACTCGATCGCCCTGTCCGGCAAGGGCGCGTACGAGCAGATCCAGAACCCGTTCACCGGGTGGGCCGCCACCGCCCCCGTCATCGCGACGGTCACCCCCGAGGGCGCGGGCGACGGCGAGCTCGTCACCATCAACGGCACCGGCCTCTCCGGTGCGAGCGCGGTCAGCATCGGCGGTGTCGCCGCGCCCGAGTTCG